AGAGAATTGTGTCTTGGAACCCCACTCGAGAGCAGTTTCCTCTAACTTCTTCAGCTCGATGCTGGTCGGGCGCAGCGCGGCCTCGACGCCCTTCATCGCGTTGTCGAAGCTGAGGAACGTTTTGACTGAGAGGGTGGAGATAGCGGTCAGGGGACCGGTCAACGCAAGGGTAAGGGTCTTCCCCAGGCGTTCTGAGTCGTCACTGAACCGAGAAAGGTTCTGCGCAGCCACACCGAGGCTGGCGGAGAACCTATCCTCTAGCTCCAGGACACCCCGGAGTACACCGATGGTGACCAACCGTTAGCCTCCCTTGATGACCTTCCCTCGACGTCGCGGCTCCGGAGGCTGGTAGACACGACGTCGTGCCAATCGTTCAGCCCGTGCCTTGTCACGCTGCTCCTTCTTGTCTAACTTCGCGTTGAAGAAGCTAGCGATCGCCTTGCACTTGGCCTTGAGCTTCTGCCAAGGTAGCGCAGCCTTGATGCCCGCCTTTTCCTCAGCTTTCTTCGAGTCTCCGAAGTAGAGGACCGTATCCTTGAGCGTGTAGGGTACTGGCTTCCGCTTCGTGTCCCGGTTAATGTTCAACAAGACCTCAACGATCGAGGCGATCCTAAGGTCTTGTCGAACTTCGTCGAACGGTTCTAGCTCCGCAAACGCCTGCCACTCAAGGAGCTGATCGAGTGTGATAACCCCGAGGATCTCTCTGTCGACGTCCACCTTACCGAGCTTGACCGCCATCCGGTAGACGAACCGTCGCAGTGTTCCTCGGGCTACACGTTTTTTGCTAACGCCTCGCGAGTCGCGGAATCGACCGGATTGCCGTCTTTGTCCAGGAATCCGTTCAAGATCATCGCCTCTCGCTGGAGGCGCTGTATGACCACGATGCTTTTGTTTTTGAACAGCTGCAAGTGCTTGTCGCTCTGCATCATCTTCGAACCGTCAGGATTCACGGCGCAGAGCATGACGATGCGGGCGATCGCATCATCTTTCTTCGCAGCGTCCTTCATGTCCTTCGAAAACTTGAGCGCTTCTGCTGCGGTCAGCACCCGCAAGCGAATCACCCGGTTTTCGCCCCACTCCGGAACAGGGAACTCCTTATAGGTGATGTCGTTGGCGGCCATGATCTCATCGAAGCTGATCGCACTGTCGAGGTTGACGGTGGAATCGACCTCGGTGACCGGCGGAGGCGGTGCTTCGTCGGTGCTGTGCAGAGCTTCGGGGGAGACCAAGTTCATCGCGGTGTTACCCATGTCGTCGTCCTTTCGTCGTTACGTTCGTGAGAAGTCTCGGCTTACGCCGAGACCCAGTCGTGACGGCCTGTCGGACGGATGGTCACGTCCGCGGTGAGGATCGCGTCGACGTTTGCCGTCGGCCCGATGTTGGTGACGAAGCCGGAGAAGACCCACGCTGAGCCATCCGGGAACTCCACCTGGTAGATCTCGCGCAGACCTTCGAACCAGGAGAACTGGAGACCAGTTTCGTGATCGTGGGTCGCGTTCGAGGGCACGAAGTTGACCATGAAGGTCATATCCCCGTGACGACGGATACCAACGATGTAGGTATCGTCCAGTTCGTTGTGCGTCGTCGTCTCGAGGGCGTTACGCGTCAGCGCGGGAAGAGTGATGTCCCGCAGTTCAGCGATATCCTCGAAGTTGACTGCACCACCCACGGGCGCCCCGATCGGCCAGTTCGGGTCTGGTGACACACGAATGATGGTGCCCTGGGCTGACATCGCCTCCTGCACGTAGAACCGGTCGGTCCACGGGCTGAGGTCCTGTCCTCGGAACAGAAGGTTTCGGACCATGTGCTTCTCCTTAGAACGTCACCGTCTGGTTAGAGACGGGAACGAGCGTGTCAAACGCTTGCTTCGCCTTGTCGCGACATACCAGGTAATCGTCTGCGTAAACGCGGACGATGAGCCCTGGTCGCTCGTAACCAGGGTTACCGGCATTGTGTACACGTTCGTTCGACGTTCCACCACTCTCCATCAGGTGCACATAGGGACCCGCGTCGATGGGCACCGCGGCCTTGGAGCCCATGAACAGGTCTACGTTCGGTTCAGCGACACCTGCGTTCTTCAGCAAAGCCACGACTTCCTCCGCGAAGGTACCAGAAGCGTGCTTCGTAAAGAGCACAGTGAAGCTGAACACCTGACGTTGCTTTCCATCGAGACCAGCATCTCGAGGTTGACTCAGCACCATGTTGTGCAGGTACTTGGTCGGCATCAGCGCACCACCTTGTTCAGATCGATGCGTCGTGCGATATGTCCACCCATGTGCGGTGACCACTCGGCGAGAGGCCGCTCGATGTACTTCCAATCACCGATGGGGTGGTACGCATCCGGGTCCTCGTGCACGATGTACGCGTGCTCAGCGACGGGACCACCGGCTACGATCGATACGTCGATCTGATTGCCTCTGATCTCCGGTCCTACCACGTGCTCAGTGCTTCTGAGAGCTCCGGTCTCTACAGGAGTCTCGGCGATCACGACCGGCAACAGCATCTGTTGGAACACACCGACAGCGGCCCGGCCGAACTCGGCTCTGGCCTGTCCCTGCGCGCCGCGACGAAGCTTGCCGGCGATCTCGTGAGCGCCGAGCACCTTGAAGCTCACTGGACCATGACCTCCTGCTGTGGATCAGCGATGTTAACCTTGGGCACGATGTCGATCGCGCGGTGGTTCAGCACGCCTTGCAGCACATCATTGACCGCTTCTCCGATATTTTCCCACCGGTACCTCGGGTCCTGCACCAGCTGGATGCACTGCTGGTTGAAATTCGCGAGGGCCTGACGGTTACTGTAGAGGTGGTGCAACGCCTGGACCGAGGCCAAGGGATCGGCGATACCGCCGATGGTGTTGGGACCACCCAACGTCCACGCCGTGTCCGTCACGGGAATCTGCCAGAACGCGTCTCCAGGCCACTCAGCCAGCGCGGACCACTGAGGTACAGCTGAGGTCACCCCACAGGCCGCCGCCTCGATGTGCGGGAGGCCGAAGCCCTCGCCCTGGGTTTGAGTGAACATGAGGTCGATCGCACAGTAGAGAGCCCGCAGCGCCTTCTCCGGCGCGCCGAACCCCGGCTCGGGCTGCGACAGGATGAGACGGTTCGCTAGGCCATAGTACTCCATGCCCTGCTGAATGTCAAAGCCCACGTCCCCCGTCGGCGACGTGTGGCAGAACAGGTAGGCGTCGTTGACCTTGTAGTCCTTCACCCACTCGGCGAACCGCGAGACCACGAGGTCCATCCGCTTACGCAGCTGGTTGCGGTTCACGTTGCCGACGATGAAGGCCTCGTGCGTTTCGATCGGCCAGCCCGCGCGCTCGCGAAGCTCTCGCTTCGTGGTAGTAGTAGGCTTGAACACCTCGAGGTCGACACCTAGTGGAATGACGCTGCTGGGACCCTCGTAGCCTCCGAGGTGGGCCTGCTTGCGGCCGAACTCGGTCCAGAAGATCGCGTGCTTGAGGCCGTTCAGCTCACGCGCGCGGGAACAGTTCTTCCCGTCAACGGCGACGATCCCCACCACCGGCGTGTTGCCGATGGCCTGCAGGTAGGGCTTGAAGTTCCACCAGTCGTTCTGGACGACGACGATGCTCGGACGGAGCTTGAAGATCAGCTCCGGGATCCGGCTGATCCCGAACGCGTCGTTTGGTGGGCTCTTCAACCCTCGGCATGACCATACCTTGTAGGGATACGGGTGCGGATCACCAAAGTAATTGATCCCCAGGATGTGGATGTCGAAGTACTTCTGCAGCACGTCGCAGGTCTTGTGCGTGCCCTTGGCGAACCCACTCGACACGACCGCGTCACCGCAAAACAGGAGGATCGGTTTTGAGTTGACCGTAAGGAATCCAGTAGGTTGTTCTGTAGCGGTACCTTTGTACAGGAGTTCTTCAGCGACCTTGGTGCCCCAATCAAACCGTTTCTGCACGAACTGCCAGAACGGAGGCACCAAGTTCGCCCAGTCGAACCGCTCACGCGCGAGCTGGTACTGCTCCACCGTCAGGCCCGACTCGTTCTGCAGAACGTGCTCCAGGCTCCTAACCACCTGCTCGAAGTCACCCTCGGGGATGAACGTCGCGAGGTCCTCGAACCACCTACGGTAGTGAGGTGCGTCGAACATCACCGGTCGGGCCCCACAGAAGAGACCCTCAACCGCCGGGAGCTCAAAGCCCTCGATGCGACGAAGTCCGGCGACGAACTGACACTGCGCGTAGATCTGCGACAGGATCGCGTCATTGATGCCGTTCCGCCACCGCACATGCGGCTTGAACCCGAGGTCGGGACCGAGGTGGAACATCTTCAGGCCAAGACGTCGCGTAGCTTCTTCGCACTCCCGCACGGCCTCTGCTTCAGCCACGTAACCGCTGGTAAACAACGGGGTGTTCCGGGGCACAGAGGGCCACGGTCTGAAGACGACCGGGTCAGCACCCAGCGGAGCGTGGTAGAAGTTCGGAAAGTCAACTCCAGCCCCGTCCTCGACCATCAGCTTCGGGAGGTCGTAGTA